GGTAGCATGTGATCCCTTTCTTTGTGGTAAATCTCTCTTCCGTCTACTGTTTCTATGCAATATCCAGAACCGCCGCGTATAACCTCATCTGCATCTACAAAATGTTCATAATCCGGTGTGAAACTGAATACCTTTGACATATACACACGATCCATGTGTCCTGAGAATAAAGGGCTATACCACTCGACCGAATCTCCTATGCTCTTATGCCATGCTGACAGCTTCATAAGCGGTATGTTTGGGAAATTGTGTCCATCTACGTCAATCAGTCCTATCCTCATAGACCTCATCCTCCTGCGGCATCTCGAACACTCCGAGTGGTTGATCCGCCACATATTCACATACTAAGTCTCTGGGGTTTTCATCCTGACCTCTCGCAAACAGCAAATTCATGGTGTAGCAGTCCACAAGCATTGAAATCGCCATTCTGCATTTTTCTTTCGTAGAATATCTGCCGATCACTACTCTGTTTTCTCCTACGAGGGCAGCAACTTTGTACCGCCCATCATATTTACTGTCCGTGCTGTATTCTGTTACCTTGTCGTTGTTCAGAACTACCACTCCATCCTGAGACTTAACAAACATCACGTTTTGCCTCTCTTTCCTTAATTCGCCCCATCTGGCGATTGATTTTGAAATCAATTCGATCTTCAACCTCCGCCACGCAGTTAAAGACAATTTCCAACTGCGTAAGCATGATCTGTACATCTGCGATTTCGTCAATCACTGCATCTCTCATTTCCGCTGTTTTCTCATTGCTGCGGCGGAATTTCAGAATGGCTTTGATAAGTTCGGAACACTCTTCAATAGCCATATCCTCCTGTACATCGTTTCCATACGTTTCTACGATGGTGTTGAGGTTTCTCATCTGCTCCTGTGTCAATACTGTTTACCTCCTAATATCTGATATTTAGATTTCCATGTTCATTGATCCAATCAATAATTTCCTTGAATCCAAGTCCTCCCTCATTCCAAGGTTTCATAATGTACTCATACTGTTTGGGATGAGTGAGTTTCATCTTTTCAAATCTTCCTGGGGACTTTTCAAGATGGCATCCATAGCCGCAGAACATACATCCAGTGCGCTCACATCCAGTCGTTTTGAGAACCGGTCTGCCAAGGTCAAAGATTTCCATATTGCTTACATCAGCTAATGTCATTTGACCGTGTGCCTCATCCTCTGTTACAACCTTTCCGTATACAGAACAGATTTCAAATCTCTTCGGATTCTTTTTGATGTATTGTCTGGCTTTTCTTCGCTGAATTTTATCTACCCTGTGCCGGACTTCCATGTTACAAACCGCTAAGTTTTGGTCGTATTCATCTTGCAGTTGCCGTATGTAAAGAAGTACATCCTGCTCCGTCCAAAAGCTCATAGGGTTGCTAATCGGAGATTTCATATCAAATCCATTGCATCCATTTTTAAGCCACTGCTGCGTTCTTAATCTGCTCTCACTCGCCATTTGAGCCGTCATTGGTTTACGGCCTGTTCGTCTGGCATAGGCATGAGCCGGAGCCTTTTTCATTACCTTGCAACACTCGGAGGATATTTCCCACGGACAGTCGATAAAGAACTTGTATCTTTCACAACTGTATTTACTTCTTTCTCCGTTAGGGATATTCCCCATCGTCATTGCTCCGAAAAGAATCTTTACTCTGACGGGTATACTCTCCCAGTCCCCTAAGTTTTCTATACTTGTTGTCTGCCCCCCCCCTGGACGGCTTTTGCATACTCGCCAGATCCAGTGAGTTTACGGTAGAATTGGTTGTTCCCCCCCCCGCGTAAGAATTTCCTTGCACCGTATACGCACTCGGAAACCTCTTTGCTGATGAATGGGTAGCCATATCTTTCAATAACCTGTCTGAATGTCATTTTGGGTTTTATCCAATCGACATTGTTGAACTGTTTTACAAACTGTCTGATTTCAGGATATTCAAGACCTGTATCAACAAACATAGCCTTAATGTTGGGGTACAGTTTTCTCGCAATATCAAGTAGAACTGTACTGTCTTTTCCGCCAGAGAAAGAGATATATACGCCATCCTCGCCGTACTCATCTACCCACTCCCTGATTCTCCACTGTGTCATTCTGACTTTTGCATTAAGCGGTAAGGACTGCATCTGGTAGAGGTCGGATATAACGTGTTTGTTACCCACTTCTCTGTTTCTCCTTTCTGGTGTTACATATAAGTTGCTTCTTTGAATACAAATGTGTCCTCAGAGTCTACTTTTTCCGATAACTCTCTCAGGCGCAGATCGTTGGAGCTGTAAATCTTTTTCTTTTTCATATCAGCCACAAAAAACTCCTGCCCTGCCTGAATATACTCTCCGACTTTGCTCTTCCGACAAATCTCGTAGGAAGCATACTCAGTCTCTTTATTGTCTGTCTGTTTTTCCTTTGCGGTTTTTCCTAACATACCGATTTTTCTCCTTTCTTTCACTTTTTTGTTTGTCTGACTAAACATTTTCTTCAAAAAAATTTTCAGTCTTAACTTTGCAGTCTCTATAAACATCCTCTTTTCCAAGGAATAACTGCCCTAAGATTGCAACCAGAACATTTACCACAATACTGTTTCCGGCCTGCTTATAAAGCTGTGTGTTACTATTTACTTTATCAGCCGCCAGCACTCTTTTGGAGTGAGCTTTCTTATGCGGTACTCTGTGCAAACCTTTGAGTTCGCATCTCCATGCGTTCCGGCGGTCAGTGTTGGAGAATTGCCATTATCAGAATAAACAGATCCGCATTGACTTCCCTTGTTGGAAATCTGCCCTACTTTTGCCATTTCTGTACTCCTTTCCGCGAGATCGTCACTATGCTGCATACCGTCCTGCCCCCCCGAACAACTTTTTCAATACGGCAAACTCCCATGCTTTGAGATGTAAGTGTGGGGCATACATGGCCGCCGCCTTGCACTCTTCCTCGCCGTAATTTACTTGTCGGGTATGAGAAATCCGCAACTCCACCAATCTCACATTCGATATAACCTTTCTGTGTTGCCTGCCGGATGCCTACATACTCTCTATCCATCATCCACCGTCCTTATCTCCAAAACATAATTGTCTTTTTGGACGGAAGTAAGTGTATTACACAACCCCTCTGAGTTTGGCTCTAACCGTTGTTCTGTTGGTGCGCCTGTGGTTCTGTCTGATGGATTGCTTGGGTTTCGCCCTCTGCTTGCAACAATGATTCTTTCAACCACGTTTCCGCCTCCGTCTCTGTTATTATGCAAGGTACAGTACCCCCCCCACTCGTAATCGCCGGAGCTATGCCGCCGGTATCATACACCCGCCCTTGGTTTGGGTTCTCTCTCGTGGAAGTGGGGAGAATATTGCCTAACCTCTTAATCCCGGTCTGCAATATCTTCTTTCCTTTCCTTGATTTCTAATATCTTTGGTTCCAAATTGCCCCCCCACAAGTGTTTAAGGTCGGGGCAATTCCGTCTACGGAATAAATTCTTCCGCTCTGAGGATTATCCCAACTCTTTCTTACGGCGATATTCCCCAGTTGTATGCAGCGTGCCTTATTTGCCATTTCATAGTTCCTCGATTACATATTTCAAATGTTTGTAGTCGCTCGCCAATAGGGTAGGACATATCATTTTGTACAACGCTTTGTTGTATGGATCGTAGATTCCACAAGCACTTTCGGAGGATCTTTGTAGTCTGTTGCCCTTATTGCTTGGCAAATACCCCCCCCCGATAAAACTCGAACCCTGTCCTGAACTTCCTTTTCCGGGTTCAGTGAGCCGACTACAATTATTCTGTCTGCCATTTACTTTTTCCTCCACTAAAACTTTCGGTGGATCTTTATAATCCGTTGCCGACAATGCCACTGATATGCCATCCGGGGACATTATGCGTCCTCTTTCTCCACCTGTTCCCGTATGAGCCACAATCAACGGCCGGCTCATGGTTCATCTGAGCTATCTACTTCTGTAACACCGCATCCCAATGATGCCGGTCTACTGAGCCTCTGCCCCCCCCCCTAACGGTTTTTGAGATGCCATCTAACTGACCGCTCTCTCGTAAGTCCTTGATGAGTTTCTGCGCCTTTTCGGAGTTGATATAATACTTTTCGTCTACCTCGTCCTCCAAATAATCTTTCATTGTCTTATCCAGTGGAATCGGCTGCGGAAATTTGTAATTATAATCTCCCAGAATAGATACCATGAAACATCGCTCTCTGTTCTGCGCCACGCCGTAATCCTTTGCATTGAGGATCTGCGTATAACACTTATATCCCTTGCTTTCAAGGAAGCTGCACCAGCTATGAAAATCATCTATGTTGTCCGCACTGATAACCTGTGGCACATTCTCCATGAGAAGTATCTGTGGAAGATTTTCTGTCTCATTCAGAAGTCTTTCAACTTCCCACAACAACCCGGAACGTGTTCCTGATCCTTTTTTCATTCCTCGCATCTTTCCGGCGAGTGATAAATCCTGGCAAGGTCTTATGGAAACGAATACGTCATAAGGTAGGTGTATCTGTCAGTATTCGTTATTGCCAGATCACCCCCCCTCATTGAGCAAATGTTGACAAGGTTGTGCGTGGCTTTTATGTTGTTGTAACATTCTCTGCGCCATGCGTCACTGTATGAATGACTCCTTATCTGCTCTTCCGTGAGAGGTTTCTTTCCATCCACGGATATTCCCAACTGAGTAAGTGCCTGTATAACATCCTCAGAACTCATTTCTGCACTGTAATCCGTATCATCGTCCGCCATGTGAATAGCTTTGTATGATGCCGTGGCGTGCATTTCCCATTCAGACATAAGGTAATGTTCAAACGGTACGCCAAGATTACGAAGTGCCATCGCCTGAGAACCAACCCCGGCAAACAATTCTATCAATCGCAC